AGCGATAGAGTAGAGCGAGAGACGAAGAGACGATCGAGTAGAGTATAAAAAAGAGCAACCGAATCAACGATTGCCCTCTCATGTTGCGGGGATTAGCTGACGGTAATCAAACCTTCGTCAATCAATCGCGCCTTGTAGAACGACCAGATCTTCTGGGGCGTCTGGACAGTGTTAAGTCCAACGGCATCCAATGCGCTGTCTAATCCTGCCGCGTCCGTACCAACAAGTTGCTGGACTGTCATCGAGTGGCCATCGGCCTTAACCAAACACTCTATGATCTTTCCGGCCTGAGCTGGCAACTTACCCTTGGGCGTTGCAACCAATGTGATAGTCGCATCGTTGTTATAGCTACGGCCAGTTGGTGCTGTGTACTTAGTATCTATAGTCATGGTCTTTCTCCTTTCTGGTTTTAGCCAAGCAACCGCCTGACCATGCAATATATTATACTCGTTTACTTAATGAACGCAACCATTAAACGAAACTAATTTACTTTTATTTATGGCTATGGATTCGTCTCTTCGTCNNTCGTCCTTTGACATCAGATCGATCTTCGCGGTCAGGATCTCGCGTCTATCGATGTAGAGTCCACCCGCCTTGCCTCGATGAACCTCCGCTGTGATGGCTGCGGATATCTGACCTTGGTCCTTTGCCTCCTCCCTTAACTCATGGAGAGTGGACAAGTGGTTCTCTAGAGAAATTGCATCCTTCTCTGAGGCTGTGATTTCCAAGTCAATGAGGTAGTTTCGAACCATCGGGTTATGATTTAGTAGCACACTCCCTTGTGTCTTAGCACCCTTGCGATCCTTGGTATACCCTGCTTTAACCGCAGCATCTGTCGCTGTTTGGCCTTTGATATACTCCTTGCAGAACTTCTTTTGTTTTGAGTTGAGCGGTTGCCATATCTTACCCTTCTCGTCAACGTATGCAGTACCATCTTCTGTTGGCAATAGTGGGGTGTATGTGAGTGCTTTCATCGGATCTCCTGGGGTTACATAATGATATTGATATATTAGTGTAAAACAATAATATTATATACTTTTCTCATGCCCTCTAGGTATCTTACCACTCACTTGTAATAACTAATAGATATTCTATTACTTTCGTTGATCAACACAAACCACTGACCAAGAGACACACAGCTCGATTCTATTAGTCTATTAGCGATATTAGCCAATCGACGAATGTTTTTTCATAAAACTTTTTTAATTCTGAGATAACAATACGATAGGCGAAAAAAAGCCCCATTGAGCGGGGCAAAAGGGGGTCTTAAATAGACTCGATTGCGTCGTCAAGACGCTAGAGTATTATACCATAATGGTAGGCGAAAAAAAGCCCCCAGTTAAGGAGGCTAAGATCGTCGTTCCATTCTCCCTTTAGTAGTTAGTTGATTTCAGTATTCGTTCTAGTGCTTCATCGGGAGAAGGGCGAGGTCCGTATTTTTTGCTCATTCTTGCCAGTTCCTCTCTGTCGCATCTTTCGGTGTGTTGGGCAGTACGCGCAAACTGTTTTGCTCGAGCCTCGTCTAGTCCTAGTCCTTGATAATGTTCTACGGCATCTTGGAACAATTGTTCTAGGGATATCTGTCGTCGTTCCTGCATCAAAAGTTCTTTAAATTTCATATCGCTTTCCCCTGTTTGATCTCGTTTTCTAACTCAGCGTGTAGTTCTGCTGCGTCCGAGTAGAGTTCGGCAGCGTCTTCGATCAGTGCTGCATTTTCTTCTTTCAGTGACTTGATCTGCTCTTGTAGCAGTTTGATAAGTCTCGCTTGGTCGTCTACCATGGATAATAAAAACTCCCCGTTGTCGTCCAATGGTATTGGCATTCCTGTAAGAGCACAAATGGCTTCGAATTTTTCATCCATATCGGATGGTCGATCTCCACCAAACTCCCAGGATGGGTCAAGGTCTTCTGAAAAATATCGTCTGCTCATGTCTTTCTCCTTTCTAGGTTTCGGTTAAATAATCGTTTAACCTTAGGGTTATTATAGCTAAGAAAATAGGGGAAAGCCTCCAATTAAGGAGGCTAGGAGTAGCGGATCTTTCTAGTGGGTATCCCTGTATTCTTTCGGATAGAGTTCCATTCGCTGGGCTTGTAAAAAAGAACCTCCGTCTATGGAGAAACAGGTCATTTGGTAAAGGCAGAAGTTATAGCTGTATGTTATCACTGATACTGAATAATCATCTTCCTCCTGCTCACCATACTCATCGTTCAGCTGTGTAATACTGAGGTAGTCGCTTGTATAGATTGATTTAATCCCTAACTCGTCCAAACCTTCTTTCAACTCGTCGGGGTACAATTCACCAGCGTGGATTTCTCCTATTGATTCCAGAGCATTGCTGAAAGTTTTACCCTTTTCTTTGAAATACTCATTTTGTGGCCAGTGTCTATGTGTTTGCCGAAATGCGTCCGACTGCAGTGTTTCGTTTTTGATAGTCATATCTTTCTCTCTTTCTAGGTTTCGGGTTAATTCCTATAACTAACCCTAAGGTTATTATAGCTAAGAAAATAGGGAAAAGCCTCCACTTACGGAGGCTAGGATTCTTCTTTCATTCTATCGCGCCGCCTGTTTCTATAACTTTGTAAATCCACTCATGAGCTGAACACCAATGCACTCCTGTCATCCTAGTTACTCCGTCGATGGTATATATAATAATACAATCGGTGTCTTGAGACTGTCCTTCTTCTCTGTTCTCATTAATAACTAATCCAGGATACTCTCCGTCTGTCAATTCCTCCCACATATAACTGTGAGTAATCTCATGACCCGTTTCCATGTACTCTTTTCCATAACCTTCTAATGAGTCATGAAATGCCGCAAGCTTCTTTAATAAGTCTAAATTAAATGTTTCAACTTCAACAGAGTAGTTATACTCTGTTGGTTTGGTTACATAATCAGCTATATCGCTATTTATCGCAATCTCTACTGCGTTCAACTCTAATTTATTTATCATGGTCTTTCTCCTTTCTAGTTACTAGCCTCCGTAAGTGGAGGCTATATAAAGTATAGCTAGGAAAAAGGGCGAAAGCCTCCATTACGCCACGCCCCGATAACACAAGGATTAATCTTTTCGCCAGACTCTAACTCCTGATTTTTCGTCTTCTAGTCGATAACGTAATATAAATCGTTGTTCGGGAGACTGTTTCTTTCCATACGTCCGAGTAGATTGGGCTAATCGATTCTTCAGTCGCTCCGCATTATCTCCTTCGAGCAGTGGAATAAAGATAGAGTGCCCTACGTCCATCTGTGCAAAGGGGTATTTGCTTTCTGCCGATCGAGTGTCTTCGGGAAAAGGTATTCCCACGTCTATGGTTATTCTGGTGTCTTGGTCGTTTCCTTGAGTAATCGTCATTTCTGTTCTCCGTTAGTCGTGTGATTAGTTTCTTCGTTTTTTCTTTTCCTGTATTCCCGCTCTTTGTCTCCTACCATCAGAGCCGCTCCCCATAATGCTATTATGAAGACTCCTGCAAATATCACTGCTATTAATGTTCCCATTGTTAGTCGCCTATTTGGTTTACCTTCCAATATCCTTGATGTTTTCGGTAGAGATAACTTGGTACGCTCCTTTATTGTACGCTGGTGCGATGGTATGGGTAGAGGTTTCAATAAGGGCGGATCGATCGACAATGCCGCAACCGTCTTTAGACTCAGTAGAGTAGAGCGGCTTGGCAGATTTATATTCTTTCGTATCTCTGCGATAGCTTTCTGTGACCGAAAGTGCTTCAAACACGGGGGTATATCGTCCGGTCTTTCGTTGCAAGGGCTTGCGTTTACGCCCTGAGGGAGTGTGTCGTATACTGCCGAAAGTTAAGGCCATCGTTCAATCCTCCTCCTCCGCTTTTTGGGCTTCTGTGTCGGTTTTGTAAACTTGGCAAGCGTCACATTTCTGTGTTTCAGGTTCCCAGTTTTCGTTGTTGGAATTAATCCAACCTATGCCGTGGCATATATCGCAGTCAATTTTCATGCTTCACGCTCCCCATCGAGATCCGCCATTGATGAACCTTCCATCAATATTTTTTTGAGTTCGGGG